TCTAGGATCGTGTTGCTTCATCTCGTCTTCGGCGTGCCTAAGCTGCTTGAGCAAATCTTCGCACGATGCAGTGCCACCGTCCTCTCCAAGAACAGCAGAAAGCTCTTCTTTAATAATCTGTTTTAGTTGATTCTTTGTAATCCTCATCTGTTTGATTTCCTTTAAAAATAAAAGCGGGCGCAACCCGCACGAGCTAAGAGCCTTTACAGCAACGACGAACATCTGGTATGTTAATTCTTCGCATTTTCTTCTCCTGAAAGTTGAATGTTGAACCCACAATCACCGAATATCATGTTGAAAACATAAGATGTTCCCGAACTTAAACAGCCCAAGATAAAATAGTTAGCGACAGTGTGTTCAAATGTAAATAGTTCCGTCCATCCGTTTATTCCACACAAAAAGACTCCCACCCAGAAGCCCACACACATGGGGCAATGGAAGAAGTGATGCTTGGGGCGGATCTTGTTGAAGATGAAGCCGTAGCATAATAGTTGTGTCATCCCATATGCGGCGAGGACGAATGTTAAAAGTTCCAACTTAACCTCTATAGTGTGTAATTTTGCCAGTAAGGGCCGTAGTTGTAACCAGGACGCAGAGCACCCTTCGTCTCTTCGTGCGGCACCTCGCCTAGCTCCGTAGAAGCTTCTTCATCCGGATCTGTGAATCGATCAACTGCTAATTCTCCAAACTTTTCAGCAAATTCAAAATAAGGGCGCTCTTCGTCAACCCATTTCGAAACATTAATCAATGCCATGCGAAAAGAATCCCTGTCAACACCAGGTAGAATTGTGCCCTCCATGGAGCCATATACATTGCCGGCTTGGACAGTAGAACGGTCGACTATTCCTTTTTTTGACAAAAAGTGAAATAATCTATCTTGTGCTCCATACACCATGTCACTCATTATCTCCTTCGAGAAAGCAACTATCTTGCTTGTTGTGGGAGACATCACAATATCAATATCTGCATGATCAAACACCATGATATCGCCGTTCATAGCTCGGCGCATTTTCAGCTTCAAATTGGTAACAACTGGAGAGTCCTTTTCTTCGTCGGACCGTGGCTGACCTTCTGCCCCTCCGACAGTCACATTTATTGTCATGATGACACCTCAGAAGCCAAGCTCTGTATTTTAAGCACTCCCTTTACCATGTTCTCATCAATCTTAGTCTTTTTGAATTCTTCTAGCCTCTCTAGGACTAGCTTTGTCTTATCTCTCATATCATTATCGATATCAGAATTATCTTCTTTCAGAGAGCTTGTTATACTATTCTTTAATCTACCAACTTCTTCGCTCAAAAACATTTTGAATTCAACACCATTATCCGCGAAAGATGTTAAGAAGTGATTCAAAAGTTGCTTCTGTTCTGGTAACAATTCTTTATCGTACTTCTCATTAAACTTTTTAACGAATGTCTTGTATACTAGGCCATCGATGTGTGGCATGTTCCTTGATTTTGCGGGGGCGCCCTCTTTCATTACCATAGTTCCTAGAAGTTTTCTTTCGAGAAGAACTCGTTCTTTAGTATTAACATCGGTACCAAACACCTGAGCTATTGTTGCCAAGTTCTTGTAGTTGGGGACGAAATTAGAAAACACTTCTGATGTCAAATTCTTATTGATAATGTTTATAAGTTTTGTTTGGCTCTTAAATATATCATTTTGATCAAGATTATGGTAATCTATTCGTGCTTCTTTTATTAATCTTTCGGCAGTATAAACATCTAAACCTTTTGTTTCTTCTAGTGCTTTATAAAGCTGCAACTCTTTTGCCAATATATTATTAGGAGAAAAATGTTCTTTCATAATTTTAACAATCAAGCTCTTTTTTTTCTCATCTTTTTTAACAACTGCTTTGGCTACCTCTCTAACGAGAGCCTCGTATACAAAAGCCGTGTTTCTTTTTTTATTGTGTTTAAGCTTCATTTTTCTTTCGCTCCAAATTATCTAGACTATCTACTAATCTTCTGACTTCGTGATTTGTTTCAAAAAGCTTTCTCTCTTCGAGCAATTCCTTTCCTTCATAAATAGATTCTTGTTCTTCAAATAGCCCTTTGGCTATAGATCTTAATCCAGTTGGCCCACTCCATCCAGGATATGTCTTTCTCAAAGTTCCCACTTCTGGTCTTGCCGCGGCCCTATAGTTTTTTCCTCTGCCAGAATCTCTTCTGCCATCAACAGGTACCGGTTTATATGGGTGCCCCTTCGCCTGTGGTTCTAAGCTCTTTTGTGTTACCATATCTTCTCGTCGGCCAGGAGGAGCTTCCTCGTCTGGTGCTGCGAGCAGCATATCTTCTTCGCCGCCCTCTTCTGCCGGAGACTCTTCTCCGCCTTCTTCTGGCGGTGCTTCTTCGCCACCTTCTTCTGGTGCACCTCCGCCCATCATGCCAGCAAGGCCTTCCATTCCCCCACCTTCTCCGCCCATTTCGGCGCCCATGGCGCCTCCATCTGCTGCTCCCGCTGCTGCTTCTGCCGCGGCTTCTGCGGTGGCCTGAAGGGTTGCATCAAACTTGCGATCATAATATAGCTCTCTCTGGTTGCGAAGGAACTCTTCCTCTGAAACATTGAATAGATGCTTTGCGACCCAGCGACGAGAGAAGTATCCTTCAATAGCTGCCGAGCCTGCAACATCAAACTTGGCTTTCCAGTGTTCCAGTTCTTGGAGTTCGGCAAGTTTTGATGGGTTGGCCAGTGAAAGCTCGAAAGAAACCAAGTCATCGCTTCGGAATCCCAGTGTATAAAGGTGGATAATACCAATCTTTTCAAGCTCAGAAACAACTGCTCGCTGTAGTCGTTGAACGGTACGAGCGAAACGGATGTCTTTTTGAGCAAGGGTTGTCTTGTCTTCTTCTGCTCCCTCGGCATTAGTTAAATAAGAGGGAGGAACCTTTAGTGCTGCAAATAGTTTGTCCCTTAAATATCTTACATCATCGATATCACTAGCATTTGATCCTCCAGAAAGAGGAACAATATCCGTTTGAGAGCCGCCGCGGACGGGAATGAAATAATCTTCCTCAATAGAAAGAGGGTTGTATCTGAGATCGACGCGGCCAGTATCTGCATCGACGACTTGATTTCTCTTCATCTGAGTCATGACTTTCTGCATATATTGCTCTACTTCATTTGCAGGAATGTTTCCAACATCAATTTTAAACATTCTTCGATCTGGTGCCCTGACAATACGATATGCCATCATTGCATCTTCAAGAAGAACTAGCTGTCTCCAGATACGGCGGGCAGCCTCAAGGACTGATGTTCCGTATGGTGCATACTTATCGTTGCCGAGTATGCGAAAGTGGCCCATCTGCCAATTTTCTAAAGTTAATCCAGCAGTGTTCCACTGGAACTGGACATAATCTGGGTTTGTCTTGTCCTCGCCCTCAAGCCTCTCGACTTCCGTCGACGGGAGGCCAATACAACTACGGATTCCATATTTATCATCTATATCAAGATAGAGAAAAAAGTCTCCATACTTACACATTGATCGGGCCCATCCGAAGAGGTTGTGCTCTATGTTCATTACATCGTGATATAGAGTATCCAATACGGCCTTTATTTCTTCATTATGGCACTTAATAGAAAGCATGGGCTCCAATCCAGAGTGTGCTGTCATCTCGTCCCCATAAATATCCAAAGCCGATGCAATTTCTGGTGTATACTCCATCTGATCAAAATCAACATATCGTTCAGCACGATTGTGATTGTTCATCATCTGTGGGTGCATGTTATTAAAAGGAAGTTGGTTGCTTCTCTTGAACTGCTGGCCGCTGGCAGACCTAAATCGAGATGCATATTTGTCAAGCTGGTTTCTTCTTAGTCGTCGGCCTGTTTGAGTTCTCCGATTAACCATAGGGCCTGAAAAGATCCTAGTTAAGCTTTTGAACAGATCAGATGCTGGGTTGTTGGGGTTTCTTCCGTATTGTCTTCTTGCCATCTTCTATTATCCTTTTAAAAGCCAAACAAATTCTTCTTGTTCTCGTATTGCTTCGTTCCTTAAATTATCCATTTTTGCCTTTCCGCTGTGCCCTGTCATGCCTGGAATTGTAGTGTGAAAATTTCTATTTGATGATATCATTGATCCCACCATTGCTTTATTATATTCCATGTCTCGTTGATTAACTGTTAATGCTGTATCTCTCACCCAGCATGCAATTGCAAGTGCCATAACTAGATCATCATTATATGACCTCATGGCCTGTGCTTTGTTGTTGTTCCAGATGAAAGTTTTGAATTCGCCGATTATTCTTGAAGAATACAAAGTAATTAGTTGGTTGCGAATGAATTCTTCCATCTTGGCAATTATTAGAGGGCGAGTTTTTGAAGAAGTAGTAAATCCAGGAACGGAGTTATTTATTCCCTGTGCCTGCGTCTCTGTTATGTATTCATGCGTTCCTTTAATAGAGAAGTAAAGATTTGGGTATTCTCTCTCTTGCAACTTCTCTAGAATGGAAATTCCCAAACTATTGTTTTCCACGACGAGCATGCAGTCGCCGTACTCTCTGCCTGTACTGTCCAGTATAGATGCGAACTGTTCTAGGTTTGGCTTCCCCTGATACTCTCCTATGACTTCCATAGTTTCTAGCTTGATGATATGGAACACGGAATAGTCGGCACCATCGCCTCGTGCGACATCTGCTGCCAAAAGATAAGAACAGGATG